AATTTATATATATGCAACGTCCGTGCCTAGCACATCAGACGAGAAACTGACACGCCACCATCTCCAGTTCAGGCCACGTGTCCACAATCCGGCCAGGAGGCACCTCCTGCTTGGCCGCCACCCATCTTGCCTCATACTTGGCAAACTTCTCCTCCGTCCATCCCGCCCGTTGCAGACAGCGCGATCGACGCAGCTCCACTCCAGGGTCAACGCCGTACACCTCGAGCTTTCCTCCTGGCATCAATAATGCATAAGCACGTCTTATCACATCTGGGGGCCATTGCCCAACCAGCACCGTACCTCCGACAGCCTGGAAATACCTTATCGCATCCCTCGCCGCCACGAGATCCCAATGCATCACCGTCGGTCCAGAGTACCTGTGTCCCCAGCCATGCCGTTGATACACGGCCACGTCCATCTCAACCACATTACGCCGCCTTGCCGCAAACCACGACTTTCCGCTCCCTGCGGCAGCGACCACGTACAATAGTACATCAGTCAGTTTTTGAGAAGGGGGCACCATCCTACTGAAAAGGGGATGAGGATAGGGATAGGATGTGAACCATGCCCGTAGCGATGATTCCATGTGGTCAATTCTCTCATCCACCACTGGCTTCTCGACAATGTGGCTGTACCTACCCCATGCATCGTAGCTTAGTCTGGCGTACAGGTCCAGCGTTCCACCCACTTGCTTACTGAGGTAAGCATCAATACCGACTGCTCCTTCCATCTGCTCCCTGGTGAAAGGCTTGCGGTCAATTGTCCCATTGCTGGCCAGGCGCAGAATTTCCGTACCTGACGGAGTGTACGATTCCACCGCCTTGAAGACCTCTGCCGCCGGGTCTGACACCCTCACTGGCCACTCGTCCCACATTGCTGTCCTAAGCTCACGCTGCCTGAAGTGGTGGAAACCGCCGCCATGGCTCTCCTCGCGCAGGAAATCGTAATACCTTTCCACGCGTGAACTCCGCAGCTGCGACAGCACAGGCTGCAGATGCTCCATCCAATCCTTGCTTGCCTGCCCAGGCCACGTCTTTCTAGCTGTTGGTTTTGAACGCAACATTGGAACCTGGCCTACGGGTCCTCCCGTCCCACGCCAAAGCGGGTGTGGCCTGGCCGGATCATTACCAAGCCTAAAAGTCCACCACTCAGCCTTCTTCTCCTTAATGGGACAGTCTGCCGTGCCCTTCGTGGGCTTGGGTCCACTCCTCAATGTGAAAAGCTGATCCAGCATGAGGGTGGCAATCCGCCGAGCAAATGCGATCGGCATTCCCCTACAGACACACTCCCAGAAGTTGTCTGATGTTGACTGTACAGCTGAATCAAACCATATGCCCTGTTCCACGTACCAATTCCCGCTCGCAATAGTCGCCACAATCATGGCCAGTGGACGGACAGGCATCCTTGGGCCAATCAACATGCGTTGCAAGAACTCATGATGCTGCCGCCCTGCCAGCTGCTTTGCCGGATTCACATTGTGTCCGCAAAACTTGATCCCCCAGTGATAGCCGATCGCGTGGGCCACACTGGGCTCCAATCTGTCCTCATCATCCCCAACAAAACCTTCGTACATGGGCTGTTGGATGAAACCAAGCGACCTCGCAACCACCATTGCCGCATCAGCATACGCTCTATGCATGTAATTGTGATCACGTAAGGTGTTCCTATCACCGCTATTGAGTCCATTGGTAAGACGCACCCAATCATCACCCCGCCTATAC